TAACAGTATCAAACCCAGAAGAAATAGAACCACTAGGCTGAACAACTATGTTTTCTGCAAACACACTAGTGAAGTCAACTTTTTCAGCAGTTATACTGCCATCTGCAACAGTTACATTACCTTCAACCGTGAGGGTGCCATCAAACCAAGAAATAGATTGTCCAGGGGAACCAACATAGAATCTGTTTTGTAAGTACTCTGCATGGAACTCTCCAGGGAAATAGTCCTCATTAACAAATAACCCTTTCTCTCCATCAACAGTGCCTAGTCGTATTACTACTTTTGTCAATGCCCCTGATCCACCAAACATAGCACTGCTAACATCTGTGACAGAAGCAAATCCAATATTGACATCCTCAACAACAGCAACAGAAGCAAATCCAAGGATCAAGCCACTTGGCCCATCATTGAACACTCCATCATCAATTACTATTGAGGCATCTGATTGGATAAACATTTTGCCTTCTTGATAGTTTATGTCACCATCAAAGCGAGCAGTATCTCCTGGTCGAACCCATAGACCATAATCTGTTGGCCCCCATACACCACTACCATCTTGCTTCTGTAAGCCATCAAGAAACCCAAGAGCAACCTTGGTGGTATTGTCATCAAATATAGCTATACGGTTAAACTCTTTATTTAGCTCAACTCTTGCATTTGCATCTTGAGACTTTATGGTTAGTTCATCTAAGAGCCATCCACCAATGATCCCTTCTCGGAAATCGAGAGTACCATCCGCACTAATTCTAAAACCTGTGGTATTAGCAACATAGTTTGGAGATTGGATGTTGTTTGCAGTCAAAAGAGAAACATCAAGTTTTTCAGCAGTAACTGACTGAGCAGCCAACTTGTCAGTAGTGATTGAGTTTGCCGTAAGTTTATCGGTTGTAATACTTCCACTATCAAAATCCAGAGTGACAAGGGGTTGAATAGTAATTGCATAGGTTTGCCATGCAGAATAAACCGGAGTAGAAACACCAGTTACAGCCCTTGCTCTATAATAGTATGTCCTAGCTAATGGGATTCCTTCTGTGCCAGCAAATGGCACTCTATTGTGAATGTACTCATACCCATATACAATAGTTGCCAATGGGTCTGGAGATGACTTCCAAGAATCTTGCCACCCAACAGGGTCTTGCGATGGGTCAGAGCCGGGATTGTTTAAAGCAAACCAATCAATTTGATCTAATGAAATCTGTAACTCATGTCGATAAGTTGAAGATACAATTCCTAAAGGTTGTGCAAATGCAATAGCTACAGTTCTTCCCTGAGAAGATAATGCTAAATTTGGAGGCAATAAAGAGGTTATCTCTTCCCCATCTTCAAGACCAGTAACAAGTTGTCCGAATGAAACTTTACCAATCCCTTCACGAGCAATGTCTTGTAATTCAGCAAGCTCTCTTGCAGGGTCATACACTCCGGTTGAATTGAAATCCCCAGAGGTTTGTGGAGGTGTAGTAATACGATTAACATACTCAGGAATTGGACCTTGTTCTGCGGTGTAAATTTCAGGAGAATAAGGGATACCTTCAATTTCTGCTGTATGGGTATCAGACATGCGTATGCTTTGGATGATAAGATCAAGAGTCTCTTGACCTCGCTCGCCAGGCATACACAGCATCTGGGGATATATTTTTGTCTTCAATACTGGGGTTTCGAGTTCAAATATATATCTCTCACCTTCTCCATCAAGAACGGTATTAACATTGCTTACTGGTTTTACAATATTGAGTCTGAGGATATTGTTATCAGTGCCATCGGTTTCACTATCGAGTTGTGGACGAAGAACTAGTCCATAATCTTTACCGTCTTCAAAAAATACTTCTTCATCAACGATTAAGTATTTGTACTTAGTATCATCAAGCTCATCTTGTATTCCACCAAGAACACGAGTGGTTGTGTCTAACCCAATGAGTGCAGCATCTGTAGTAATTTGAATTCGGTCGCCAATGACACAGACAAGTGACTCAATGTCCGCAGTGAATGAGAATTGCTCAGGTCGAAGGGATTGAGTTGCCAGTGCATACTTAGCGAGGAAGTGTGCGTGTTCTTCTGTAGTGATGGCTACTACTGGTAAGTCTGCAATCTTTTCTTCTGTTGGATTGTCGGGGTCTCTATATACAATGATCTCTCGATCTTCCCAGACAGTTTCATCCACAAAGCTGACTCGAAGTGCATCATTTTGTATATCGTATACAATGTTACCATTGAAATCTCTTGCATTCTTTGGAGTAAAGTATTGAGTGATGTATGGGTTTGGTTTGTCGGTGATGATACGTATTTTACCATCAACAATTGTCCATAGTGATCTGAATGGTGATGTGACAGAGCTAAGAGCTTCTTCGAGCTTTATTTCCTCACCTATGACCATGTTGGCTTTCATGGAAGAACCACCAGAATACCCACCACCCTCACAGAAATCGTAGAACTCACCAAGAGAATCCCAATTGACTTTAGAAAGATTCTTTGCTCCATAGGGATTAACAAGTTCATTTGTGAGTAAGTACACAAATGCTGATGCTGGGTTTTGAGTTTGAGCAAGTGTTTGCCATTTGTCTATTCCAGTCCCAGTAGCCAATGGATCATAGATTCTTGTTTCCAAAGTTGCAACAGCACTGACTTCATCAAGGACACCTTGAAGGGAATCAGTACTTTTGACTCTGACAGCCATAGTGGTTAGTTTCTGTTTAATGTCTGAAGGTATTACTTCTACGTTTCCAACCGTTGGCCCAGAACCATTAAAGACAGTAAAGTTAATAAACTCAACAACAGCCCTATCTACAACATAAGTTGGGTCTTTCGTGGTTGAAGATGCAGTGATAGTGATCGTGAATGTTTTAGAAGGAGAAGCATTCCAGACAGTGAGATTTGATTGGAGATCAATATCAACTTGTCTTCTCATTGGCTTTACCCGATTGTCAGTGAATACAAGGGTTGAGCCAGAGGTGCTTACACCAACAGTGCTAGAGCCTTTCGTAGTATAAGTAAATGATGTTACTGGAGCTGTTACCCCTGGGTCTTCTACTGGACTAATAACTATGTTTATAGGAATGCTGTAAGATAATTTGTCTCCACTATCTTTTTCATACCTGGCTATTCCAGAAGTAAAAGACAATCCCACAGAAGCAAGATATGTTCCACTACCAGTTGTAGATGTTAGCTCTGATACTTCTGCTGGTGATTCACCTGGATAGTTGTATATTGGTGTGCCAGGGTATGTTGGTCTGATTCTTTTTGAGTAAAGAGAGTGTTGTGTTGAAGAGCCATAGTGTACGTCTTTAACAAGCCCAGCACCAATAACTGCTGGATTCGAGAAAGGGAGGTCTCCGAACTTTAAAGTGCTTTCATCAATTTTAACATCTTTGTATCCGAAGCCAAAAAGCATGTAGACATATTGATCGTCAGAGTTGGGGATGTTTTCAACATATGGGTTGGCTAGGTAGTCTGGGAAAACAAGATGTCTGCCAAGGACAATGGGAATTCTTCCTCCAAGGTTTATTCTATTCTTTGAGCCACGAATACCTATTTGATTACTTGCTTTATCCCGTCTTGCTGCAATCTCTTTATTTGCACCAACAATTAATGCTGCACCAGCCCCCCCAAACAACACAGCAGTTCCAGCAAGAATACCAGCAGCTAAAAGTGTACCACCACTAATAACAACAAGAATAGCAATAAGGAAAACTGATGCAGCAAAAGCGAGAAATCCTTTACCACTTGATTTTCTTTCTTCCGCAGTACCACCGTCAGGAAGTATTTTAATGATTATGTGGTCACTAGTTGGAATTGTATCTGGGTCAGTAACCCGTTGATCGAAGTCAACAAAGATTGCCTGTTCAATTGGGTACTTGTTTCGAGTGTGTTCTACAAATAAGTTTCTAAATGTGTCTCGCTCTACTTCATGTATTTCTTTTTCAGTAGAGAAAGGATTGTCCATTACTGTCAGTCTGACTTTATTTGATTCCATAATATCCCTCTATTCTCCCTTTCAGCATACCCTGGTCAATTGGTACACAACAAGAATCAATGTTCTTAATAACATGAAGTATCATATTATTCCCAACATACACACCCATGTGGCTGGTGTAACCATGAAATTTGAATAAGACTACATCACCAATTTCTGGTGATTCTTTCTTCTCGGAAGCAATAAGTGGCTTGTTATCCAAGAGTATTTCTTGAACACTTGTGCCATCATCTGCCGAAGTGTAGTCCCAAAAGTCAGGAAGATTTTTCCCAAACTCATTATTTAGCACAAGACGAACTAGTCCATAACAGTCACAACCATCAAAATCTCTACCATGAGATTTATACGGAATCTTAATATATTTATTGATGTCAAACATTATTGCACCAACCCAGGGAAATTGGTAAGTGTAACTTTCAATGGAGATAGTATTTGATCAATGCGTAAATCGTAAGACAACACACCCGTTATGGATCGACTGTTGTAACTTATCTGACTAAGCTGAAATTCCCACGGCCCAGCTTCTCTTACAACATTATCACCAACAAGAACAATCTCTGCGGTAATAGAAGGAGACCCAGAAATAGTTCGAAACAAAGCAATGAATCTACGGTCGATGTTACTGATCGTGAGTTTTGCGTTTGACAAACTTTCTCCCTCTTCTTCTGGAGGGACGAATGAAAAAGAAGTAGCAAGATATGTGTCACCATCATAGATAATATCTTGGTTGTTGTTCACAACTCGAATAACTTGTGGAGTAATACTCTCATGAGTAATACTAAGTATTACCAGTGGAGTATCATATACTTCTGTTCCATTTAATTGGTTTCTAAAATTTTGGCTTATGTTTCTAGGCACTTGGAAGCACCTCCAAAACAAAAGAAACTCTCCAGTCTCTTGAGTCTCCGTCAGGGACAGCATTGTAAGGTTGTCCACCAGATTCAATCATAAAACGGCACTCGACCGTTGGTCGATCTTCTTCTGTTTCTCCAGTAGAAGGAAACCACATTGGGTCAGGAAAGTTTAATCGTGAAGACCCATGAGCCACACCAGGTAACACTGGATTAGCCACACTGTTGTTAAAGAATGTTCTGAATGTGAGAAATTGTTCTGGAGTAAATACCATTGACACATTTAACATTTGAGAAACACCAGTGAACCGTCTTCGAACAAGGGGGAACCCAGATTCTGTTTCAGATCGAACAATTCCAGACTGTGGGGTAAAAGAGAACCCGTCTCTTAGAATATTTTTAGGTAATGTTGAAGGCCAATTGACCGCCATAACTAGCTCCTTCCTCGGGAGGATACACCATACCGAGTATTCATCTCTTTATCAACAGAACCGTCAGCAATCATTCCCTTTACTGCTTTACGCAGAACTATGGCAATGCTTCCATCAGGTTGTTGTTCTTCCTCTACTTGTACACCAGCATAATTTCTTATTTCTATATTCACTACAGGAGCCGTCCCACCTCCAGCAATATGAACCCCAAGGTTTCCGTCATTGGTATAAGCAAGGGGCATCACAGCTTCTTTTCCTGCTTCACCAGCTAATACGTTTCCCATTCTTGTAGGTGAGGAAATTATACCACCAGAAGCCATCGTCTCAGTAGTTGAACTACCATTGAGAGTCCCCTCTATAGCACCACCAGCAAACAGTCCTGCTATTCCTAAAGCAACTAGCCCAAGACCAACAGGAAGTGTAGCAGGGTTCAACATTAGTTGCAGACCAGTTTGAATCAACATCATGGGGATTATCCGCAACAATTCAATGGCTAAGTTTGCTAATGAAGTGAGCATTGTATCTGTTGCACTTGCTCCGCTTGCCATTGCACTTCCTAAATCCCAAATTCCAGAAGCAACACTCTCAGTTACAGTAGCAAGAGTCTGTATTCCTATTTCTGCAAATAGTGCTGCTTGTGCAGTCATTTCACCATATGATATAAGTAGATTGTCAAGACGTTCTTGAAGTTCTGTAGTCCAGTCAAAACTTTCATCTGCTTGTTGAGAAAGTAAAGCATCTATTTCAGTTTTTAGTCCGGTGAACTTTGAAGCAATAGCACCGGAATCAAAGTCTCCAATAAAAGCATCAAACATTGACTGACCAAGCCCAGATCGAAATGTGTCTTCAACTGAACCAAACATTCCATCACTTACAGTTGCAAAGTCAGGCAAGATGTTTAAAACTCTTTCAGTTGCTATTTCAACTGCTTGCATTTGACTAGCAGTTGCCTCAAGCATAGCTTGTAAGAACTGGAACCCAGAAGATGCTTCATCCAATCCACGAATTTTTAAAGCTTGCATGATTTCAATAATATCCTGCATTCGAGACTCAAGTTCATCATTTGATACTGTGTAATCTTCAACTTCAAATCCAGCATCACGCATCGCTTGATTCATTTTGTTAGCTGCATCTTCTTGTTCTTGCCAAGCAGTCTTCAAATCAGTAGCCATTGAATTTGCAAGATTACTTATTTGGGTCTTATATTCATTAAACATTCCTGGGTCACTTGTGAACAATTTATCCATCAATGTGAACGGGGAATCAATACCGTCTTCACTTGTGTTTGCTTCAAATAACTCTTGAACATG